CCGTCAACCCCAAGGGGAAAGCTACGACTTATTGGTTCGAGTATGGGGGATCCGAAGCCCTTGGTTCGAAATCGAAAGAAGAATCCGGTGGCGAAGGGACCGAAGCGGTAGCTCGCTCGGCCAAACTCATAGGCCTCACCGCTGGAACGAAATATTTCTTTCGCGTTGTCGCTAAAAACGCAGACGGAGAAACCCAAGGTTCGATCCTCAACTTCAAAACCGCTAGTCTCGTTCCTCCTGAAGTCATCACCGAAGCAGCAACGGGAATTGCTGAAACCTCCGCAACACTCAAAGGCACGGTCAACCCAGAGGGCAAAGCGACGACCTTTTGGTTTGAATATGGGACGACAGAAGCGCTTGGCACGAAAGCCGGGGAAGGTTCGGCTGGTTCAGGGGAAAGTCCCGTGGCGGAGAAAGCTGAACTCAGCGGCTTGAGCACGTCCACCAAATACTTCTTTCGGATCAAGGCTGAAAACGCTGATGGCTCAGCGACCGGCACGATTCTCAATTTCACGACGGAAGCCAAAAAAGAAGAAGAAGGCGGCTCTGAACCTGTCCGCAAGATGCTCTCCCGCCGCAACTTGCTCGTCAACCTCGGTCTGGCTTTGGTGGTCTGAATGGGAACGATTTCAAACCCTCCGTCATCTGGTCTTCAGCCCACAAGCGAAAAGAATCAGAATGGCGGCTACCTTGGGATCGACGCCGAAGGAAACGTTGCGGTTCCCAAAGAACTGAAAATTGCCGGGAAAATCGGCCTCAATGGCGCGACCCCCGTCGCGAAAGCGACTGATTGCGGCACCTCCAATACCGGCCTGTCGATCACACTTCTAACCGAAGTGGCAGGAGCGATCAATGCTGATCGTACGAAGCTGAACGAAATCCGCGAATGTCTGAGGAAAGTGGGGTTGATGTCCTGATGGAGCTAGCTCTAGGCTTCCTCTTTCTCGTCTTGCTGGTTGAGCTGGCCTTGCACGCTTACGACCGCAATCAGTGGTCTACCGAGCGCAAGGAACTCCTCCAGCGAATCCAAAGCCCGGAGGTCGCTCAAGCCGCAGACGGCCGAGAGCTGACCGAGAGGGGGCAGCCAATGGTGGTCCCAATCGCCCTAGATGACGACGAGGGCTACGAGGCTCTACGGCTGAGGCGAGAGGCCGGGATTCAGGATTAGCGCACCGAGGGGCGAAAGGCACCTTCGGCGATTTTGATCGCCTCGTCTTCGTATCCATCCTTAACCCAGGACTTCCATGAGTAATCGCTAAGCGCTTCGACCAAGTACTCGGCGAGGGCTTTGAAGTCGATTCGTTGCAAGCATTCCTGCGCGAATTCTTTGTCGGTCATATGTCCACAATATCAGTCTTGAGAGGAACCTTTGGCTGTTCTTGATCGTATCGAACAGAAGGCAGAAGACGCGCTGGAAAAGCTGCGTCCCTCCGCGGCCCCGATTCCCTCTGACGTTGACGAACGGATCAAGCGCGGGAAAGCCCGGCTGAACGAAATCAAGCCCAGGCGTCAGCAGGCGGTCCATTTCGCAAACGGCAAACACTACTTCTGGCTCTCCGAAGACGGGCTGAAACTCAAGAGCCAAGGAACGCTCACGTCTCTCCTTGGAGGCAAAAAGCCCGATCACCGCGTCAGGCGCTCCCACGACCTGATCGGCCCGATGGTCCAGTCGAAGGTCTCCGCTGCTACCCAGCGCATCCCTGGCTACGAAGTCAATCCCTCGACCAACGATCCCGAGGACTACACGGCGGCCCAGATCGCCAAAAAGATCGCCTACGCCGGGTACGAACTCTGGCGGATCAAGCGGGCCTTTCAGAAGCTCGTCTGGAACGCTCTGGTCACCGAAGAGGGCTTCATCATGGCCTACTGGGATTCCTCGATTGGCCCCTATGTGGACGTGCAGATGGATCCCGAAGGCGAGCCTGAGTACGTCGGGATCGGGGATGTGCGGATCGGCGTCTGGAACGGTCTGGAAGTCATGTGGGAGCCAGGCGTGGACTTCGAGGAAAGCCGCTGGTGGGCGATAGAACACGCCCGGCCCAAGGATCAGGTCGAATCCGAACCGGGCTTCCTGGGCGGCAAACTGATCGCCGACGCCCAAACCACGCAGGCAAGCGAACCGGCGCGAGGGGGGAGCGAGCGCAACAACCTCGTCATGGTCACGGAGTTCCTAGAGCGCCCGTGCCCCAAGTACCCCCAGGGCCGCAGGATCTTCATCGCCAACGGAAAGCAGATCTTCCCCGAGGAGAGTTACCCGCTGACCGATGCGAAAGGCGATGTGGTCGATGAGCCTTGCATCCACCGTCTCGGCTACACGGTGGATCCAGCCTCAGACCGCGACAGGGCCTCGTCCGCTCCCTGATCGACTCGATGCGGACCTACGACTTCGCTCAGAACAAGATCGCCGAGTTTGCCCAGATCGGCCTCGTGCCGAAGAAGATGGCACCGATTGGGGCCTTCAAGACACCGCCCACCGATGAGCCAGGCGCGATAGACGAATACGACCCGACCACGCTGCTCGGCGGCAAAGTTGAATTCGCGCCGATCCAAGGCATTCCCTCCGAGCTGTTCAAGCTGCGAGAAGAAGCGATGGCCGAGCTGCGCTTCATCGCCCACGATCAGGAAGTCCCCTCTCAGGTCTCAGCCAACCAGGCCGTGCAGAGCCTCCTTCAGCAGAACGAAATTTCCTGGGAGGATCTGATCGCCAACGAGGCCGAGATTCACTCTCGGGTTATGAGGGACTGTCTCACGCTCGTTCAGCGCCACTACACCGAGCAGAGGATGCTCAAGTTCAGGGGGCGCACCGGCTGGATGCCAATCGAAGACTTCAAGGGCGCGGACCTTCGCGACCAGACCGATGTACGAGTCCAGCCTGGCTCCCTCCAGCCCTTCACCCGCCAGGCGATAGAGCAGCGAATTCAGAATATCGCCCAGATGTTCCCTGGCTACTTCCCGCCAGAGGTGCTCCTGTCGGCGATGAACAACGGCAACGCCGAAGGCCTGCTCGAAGGCTACGAAGAGGACGTGGGTCGGATCAACTACATCATCAACCAGATCCGGGCGGGAACCTTCGAACAGATGGGGATGCGTCCCGTCTGGCCTGGAGAGGAAGTCGGCTTCAAACTGGATCCGGAAACTGGCGAACCGGAACTCAATCCGGAAACGGGTGAACCCGAGATGGAGACCGAAGTCCCGGCCTGGATGCCTCGCCCGGGGATCGACAACTACAAAATTTGGCTCTCGGTGGTTGCCAATTGGGCCAAGTCGGATGAATTCGCGCAGATGGATATGCAGGGCCAGGAAGCGACGATGCAGGTTGTCGGCGCTCTGAGGGACCTTGAGATGCGCGAGAGCCAGCGGGAACAGGAACTCCAGACGAACCAGGCTGAAGAACTGGGTTTGAAGAACGCAGCGGCCCCGCAGAGCAAGGCCATGCCGTCCCTACCGGCTCTGAACCCCGGGGGAGGGGGAGGACTGCCGGAAGGCCCGTCAAGCTCTTAGAACGCCTTACGGGGGCTTCTACGAACCTCTGTATTTACTGCTCCCTGCGGTTTGCCAAGCCGCGACCCCTGAATCGTGCCAGTGCTCTTTTCTCCCCGCGACGGGTTGGCCATCTCGCCGCAGTTCATCGAGGCGTTCTGAGCTAAGGGAGCTTTCCAAAACTTATCAGCTAGATCAGCCATTCGGCCCTAGCTCCATTACGCGGATCAGCCGTCAGGCCCCGCCCTAACGAAAGAGGCACCTAATGCCAGATGCACCCGAGGCCCCGGCGGTTGAGCCGGATCAGCCGACTACGCCCGAGGCCCCCGATACCGAGGATCAGCCGTCAGGCGAGCAGGAGTCCTTTACGGACGCCTACGACCCCAACTCTGTCCCTGAGGAGGCGCGTCCCGCTCTCGAAGCTGCCTATAAACAGCTTCAGGCCGACTATACGCGCAAGCGTCAGGAGGAGTCGGGAACCGTTCAAGAAGCGCAGGAACTCCGTGAATTTGCGGAGGCGATGCAAGACCCCGCCACGAGGGACCGGATCCTAGAACAGGAGTTCGGCTACCAATTCGAGGACAATGGCGAGTGGGAAGACGAGTATGTCGATCCCGAGGAAGAACTGAAAGCTCGGATCGACCAGCTAGAAGGCCACCTTACCCAGCAACAGCAGGCTGAACTGGCTGCGGCTCAGGAGGAAGAGACAACTGAGTTCGTAGCCGAGGAGATCGAAGCCCTGGAGAAGTCCCAGGGAGACGGCTTTGAGTTTAGCCCCAAGGAACTGGCCTTCATCTCAACCTATGCCCACACGCATCCACAGCCCAACGGCGCCCCAGACGTGAAGGGAGCAGGAGCAGCCCTCACGGAAATGTTGGATCAGCGCAAGCAGCAGTGGGTGGAGTCCAAGAAGTCCCCGAGGCGGATCAGTCAAGGCAGCCCTGCGTCAAAGACGGTTGAACCCAAAGATCGCGGCGAGCGCATGGAAATGGCCCTTGAGGCTATGGAGGAAGCAGAAGCCTAGCTCCCGCTCAACCAAAGGATGAAAGAATGGCTGTAGGCACTAGAGCCTCAATCGAAACAGGTCTGATGCAGGTCTGGACCGCGAAAGAATTCATCAAACAGTTCTACGCGGAGGACCCGCTCTACGAAACCCTCAAACGCCGTAAACCCGAAATCCAGATCGGCCTCGAAGCACTGACGCCTATCTGGACCGGTCGCGGTGGCGGCATCTCAATGGTGCCCTCCACCGGCTCGGCGAAACTGAATGCGGCCAGCCCGCAGGCAGTCAACCGGGCAAAATGGGAATACAAGCGCCAGTGGGGCTTGATCGAACTCGACACCGCTGGTATCGAGGAGTCCAAAGAGAGTCGTCTCGCCGTGATGTCTCAAGCCGACCTTGAGATCGAAGGCAAGCTCTCGGACATGAAAAAGCAATACACGCGTCAGTATTTTGGAAATGGCGACGCCCTGATCGCTCAGTGCGGTAAAGAAGAATCGGAATCGACCACGGTTCCGCTGCTCAAAACCGGGCTCGGCTACCAGGCGATTCGCAATGGCTGGCTCGTGCCGGGTCAGTTGATCGATATCGGTTCTGAAACGGAAGAGGCGCTGAAGTACTCCGAAGAAGAAATCGTCTCGGTCAAAGAATCCGAAACGGAACCGGCACTCGTCATCGTCAAAAAAATCAAAACGGCGGAAACCGACTTCATCTCAATCGCCAATGCCCGCTCGGGCAAAACGAGCTACGAGACGAACGGCTTTCGCAACCTGACCTCGGCGACCTCGACGCTCGGTGGGCTGAAACCGGAAACGGTTCCTTCCTGGGTCGGGATCACCGAAGCCCAGAAATCAACCCCGATCACGCGGCAGAAGGTGATCAAACTGCGGCGCAAACTGCGTCAGCGTGGGGAAACTCCCGACTGGGGTGTGACCTCCCTGAAGCAGATCGAAGCCCTGGAAAACGAAAGCTACACCCAGGTTCGCTTCACCAACGTCAACGATCAGAACACGGGCGACGGCGAGTCGATCAAGGTTGCCAATCTGAAATGCCAGGCGCATCAGGACTGCCCGGATGAAGATTTCTACGAGTTGTCCACGAAACACATCTTCCTGCTCGGCCGTGATGGCGGCGGTGCCCCGAAATGGGTTACGCAGGAATATGGCGACAGCTCACAGGTCTTTGTCTGGCGTCAAGGGACGACATACCTGGTCTCAGGCCTGGAGTCCTACTCGGAGTTGGCAACCGACCGGCGTAATGCCATCGGGAGGCTCTCAGAACTGAGTTAGCTATCTGGACGCCCTGGCTTCGGCTGGGGCGTCCTTCAATCTTCTTGGAAGGAGTCATTTGTGAGCGTCAAAACGACAGTGCTTGAAACCGGGCGGGTGCCCGGCAACCGCCGGGAAGTCAAGGCGGAAATCACGCTGGATTCGAGCTACGCCGAAAAAGGCGAGCCTATCGCTGCCTCTGAATTCAGCCTTGCTCGGATCATTGACGCAATCGTGACCGTCAAGAACGGCACGGAAGCGGAAGCTACTCCCGTGATGGGGCCGTGGTATGACTCCGAAAACGGGACCATTCGGATCAACAACGCGAAAACCCAGAAAGAGATGGAAAAAGAAAAAGACCTGAGCAAAGTCGTCCTGCTCGCCTGGGTCAAAGGCGTCTGATGCCCCTGGTCCTCCCTGAGAGCGCCGAGGTAGCCGCCTGGAAGGCCGAGCAGG